TTATATCTATATTCGATGGTAATGCTGGAGGCTTTCAAATAGCCCCAGCCTATGTACCAATCTATCAAACTTTACTTATTACTGTTTACGGAGCTTATTTTGCAGGGAGATCTATAGAAAAGATCAAGAAAAAGTAATTACTTAGACGCTTTTGTAATAGCGTTTATAAACTCTATTTCTTTTTCTATACATTTTTGTTTTTCTTGACTCCACATTTGCTTATACTTAGCCATATTAAAATAGGAGTCGTAAAAACTATGAACTGCTTTATCTAATATTTCAGTTCTTTTCTTTTTTAATTTATATGATTTAGTCATTTGCCCTTTAAACTCAGATAATTCTTTTTTCATAGCTTCTATTTCTATTAATGCCTCGCAATAATCTTGCATGCATTTATTTTCAGCTAAAGTAGTATTTTGTTCTTTTATTAATTCTAAAGCTTTTTCAGCTATCTCCATTTGGCTTTAATTTCTTGATTAATGATAATTCTTCTGGCATTAAAACTAATTCTCCAGCATCTTCTGTTTGCTGAATTTTTATTTCAACCCATTCACCAAGTGTTGGTTCTTTATCTCTATCTTTATTTAGCTTACAGGCGTGATACCATAAAGCAAATTCATCCATTAATATTTGTAATCTAGTTTTGGCCATGATAAAATCTTCTTTTTAATGCGTTTACAGATATTTCTATGTTGTATTTCATTTTAAGAAATCGCTTAACAACAGCTAATGATTTTCTGTTCTGTATTGCTTTTCCTACTACTAAAGCTATTAGTCCTTTCATTTTAATCTTCAAAGTTATGAACTAAACTTGCAACCCTACCGTGATCTCTATGGAATAAAAATCCCTCAACAGCTTTAGGTGCTCCTTTATATCCTTTGCGAGCATGCCAAGAGTCAGCCCCAGACGGACTACGCATATATTCTACAGTCACACCTATATAGTCTTTAGCAGATTGAAATTTAGTTTTTATTTTATGATGTACATGATGTAAGAACATAGTTCGATACTTGCAGCTTGCCCACATTTTAGGTTCTTCTTGAGCCATAAGTAGTGGTATGTCTTGCATCTTAGCACCGTCACCATGTTCCAAACCTATCATATTATTATAATATTTATAATACTTACGATAAGCGGGGCCTTCATCTACGGTTACTTTTTTATTTCCTTTATACCAAGCCTTCAAGCAATGAGCTAAATGATACCCAGACTGATAGTCGTGATTACTCATTGAGTGAACGCAATCTACAGGCCCTACCTGCATAAGCATATCTACACAAGCTACATAAACCTCTAACGCTACACCAAATGATTTCCACCACTTATCATCTTGATCTTGTGGTGTTCCTTTAGTTGTAGTATTAAATACGTTGTCAACATGTAAAACATCATTACCTATACAGAATAAAACTCTTTCTACATCGTATCCTTGAGCTCTATCTATTATACCCTGAACTCCTTGGAGGACCCTTAATCTTGCAATCTCCGTGTTATATTCTTCACCAGTTTCTTTGGCTAAAGCCAATTTACCAATATGAATATCAGCAGGATTAACAACTAATAAGTGGTTTCCAAGTAGTTCTTTTGAGGTACGGGGGTAAGATATTTTATGGTTTGCAACAACATCAGCTATATCGTTTAAAAGAACCTCTCTATCATATGTAGTCATAATAGAGTTGTCATTTTTTGTTACAATAGAAAATCTAGGTTCACCATTAGCAGATTGCCAATGTTTACAGGAAACAACCTCTTCTGGTTGTATACCTCTTTCTTTAAGATAATCTAAATATACTGATGATAATTGATCGTTGTCGTTTGTGTTTAGGGCTACCTCTTGGGCTCTCCTCTCTAGAACGATGTCCATTTCTTGAGGAGTAAGGCGCATAGATTTTTTGGTCATTTTCTCTTGCTTATAGTATACCTTCCTCTATATAGGAATCTATATTTTCCTCGCAAGATAGGAAATATTTTTCATATAAGTCTAAGGCATAGTGGTACTTACGTCTTCCAGACTCCAGAAACTCAGGTGAAACATCATAAATTCCAACACTATAAGGATCTTCTTTTCCGATTACAATAAACTTAAATTGATCTAAACCAAGAGCATCACAATAAAATGCTGCTTGCATATCATAATGATACTTTTTACAATCATATTTAAACTTATCTATACCACCAAACTCAGCTGTAGTTTTAATGTCAGCTATAAAGTCAAAAGATTGTAAGTCTACTTTACCTTTAGCGTTTATAATATCTTTACAATGCATTCTATTTATATGCCATATAAAAGGTTGCTCTCTTTTTGATGTATTAACTAAATCTCTAACCTTGCTGTGATTAAATAAAGAATTACACATTCTATCTATTTTATCTAACTCATCTGCGGTAATAAGATTTTTACCTTCTAACTCTGCGTGTTTTAACTCCTCTTGTTTCCAAGCTTTGTTTATTTTAGATGTCATACCTTTTTCCTTTTCAGGCCTAAAGCTTGTATCAAATATGTAAAACCTTTCGTTAAAGTTTTCTGGCTCTAAAGCCATGCAGTGAAACGCACTACCAAATACCATTGCTGGTGTAGACTTTTCTCTGTCTTCTAAATAAGATCTTAGATGTGCTGGTGACTTTAGTAAATACTTAAGCATTGAGCATGTAACATGCGATGAATCTGCATAGTATATTTTATCGTCACGGAATGATTCTAGTAATTTTGTCATAATAAATTGTTTTAAAATTAAGAAAGAGGCCGAAGCCTCTATCTTTTTAACCAACTAATAACTAAACCATCGTATGAACAATGTTACCAAATCGTTGCAAATATAATGGTTTTATTTTAATCTACGCTTTTTTCATAGAAGTTTTTCCACGAGAACGATTTTTCTTAGTGGTTTCTTTTTTAGCTGCCTTCTTTATAATCTTTTCAGCCTTGGTTGTTTCCATTGCTTGACGTTGCTTTGCTTCAAAGTCCATTTGTTGCCAAACTAATCTTTGAATTGTACCAGCAGCATGAGATGCAGCAATAAAATTAGTCATCATATCAGTTCGTTGCTCATCAGTTACACCGATGCCAACAGCACTTAACATATCAACTAAATGATTTTCCACATGTCCTTCAAGTTGGGTAATGTTTTGACCTAAAGGCGTTGCTCTAAAAGCTTTATCAGCTTCCATTTCTTTCTCTTTTTGAGAAATTTCTTTTACTTTCTCCATAGTTTAAAAAGGTAAATTGTTAGAATCGAAGATTTCAGGTTTTACATTAGCTTTATGAGCGTCAATAAAATCTATGGTATTCTTTTGTAGAACATCTTCCCACACCATTTTTTGTTTGTTTAAAGATTTAAACCTACATAATCTAGGTTCGAATCTAAGAATCACAGGCTCATGATCCTGAGTTGGAATACCTACAAGCTTCTGGAATTTAATTTTCCTTATGTGTAGTTGAGTATCACTCCAGTCTTCAGAGTTAGGGTTCCTGTGTACAACTATAAAGTTGTCTGTTCTATTAGCGAACATACCTCCCATTTCTACATCGTAGTGTGATGGAGCTGGAGTGGTACCGTCATCGCTTTTTTCTCTAGCAGCTTTAGTTACAGCATGTGTTACTAATATAAACTTTACAAAGTTTTTCTGCTTAAACCTACGAATATCAGATAATACCTGATAGTAGTAGTCGTATTTACTCATAGACCTATTAATAGCAAGGTCATTCATAGGATCAACATAACATCCGTCAAATTCTCCATTATCTAATTCGCTCTGGAATACATCCATTACATTATAAATAGTTGGAGTGTTAGGGAATGATACCACTTTAAAGTGTTTCATTACCCATTCACAGGCAGCGTCAAATACTGACCTGTCCATCCTTTCGGACTTTGTTTTGTCGGCAGTCATTCCTATAAACATCTCTGCAAGGTCTATAACCATTTCACCTACGGGTTCATTTTCTGGACAATAACATAACCACCTCCACTTATACTTAACAGATGCAAGCATCATTAAATAAAATATAGCGGTAGTCTTACCAATGTTGGCAAATCCTGTTATTACATCCAATTCACCCTTTCTATATGTATAATGTTTATCAAGCCAGGGTATACCAGTAGACAAACCCTTGTTATATCCATTATTATAGACGTGATTTACATATTCAGAAATCTCTTTCTTAGAATTTATCTTATAATCCATAATTAAAAGTTATAAGAGTCTAATCGATCTTTCTGAGCTTGAGCTACTTTCTTAGCTTTATCTTCAGCCTGAGCATTATTTTGTAATAAATAAATGTAATCTTCCCAGCAATTATTAGCTAGAAAGTTATTTGGATACTTCCTATATCTAGGCTCAAAGGCTTTTTGGTATAATGGAACTAATTTCATAATCGTATCTTTCTGTTGATTATTTAACTTCTTCCATTTAGTAAAAGCTGTATGCTTAGTCTTATTAATACCATATAGTTTATAGAAAGTCATAAAGTCAGGGGTATATTCAGTAGATTTCTTTTCTTTTGGCTTATAGTCATTAACTACAGCGTCCATAAGAAACTCTACATCCTTAAGTATTTTCCCCAGGGTTTTCATTATCATTTCTCGATCCATCGTTAATTGGTTTGTTATTCTTGTCAATGGTTATAAAACATCCTGCTTTTTCTTTATCGTATTCATACTTCTTAAAGCGAGGAATGATTTGGTCGCAGTTATCATCTTCAATCCAACCATGTATTACCATTTGGTCTTGCACGGTTTGTAGTGGATTAACGTAATCAAACTTATGTCTTGTTCCTCGTATAAATTTAAACGATATATTTACAGGTTTTTGTAATCCATCTATAACAGACCTAAATTCCTCAGCGTACTCTTGCCAATGTGGCTTAGTATTCTTAATGTAATTCATAACTGTCTTAGAGTGGATCATGTGTTTTCCAGTCCAGCGTTTACCATTTTTAGATGATGGCGTACTGAATGGAATAAAAAATGTTCTCTTTTCCATCTATTTGCGTTTGCACAAATATAGGAAAAATAAAGCATCCCCTACTTAGCGAGCCTTTCAGGGATGCATTATTATCTAGAATGGTAAGTTACCAGCATCTACAGTAGTGCTCTGTGCAGGCTCCGCAGAGGCTGTGGCACCACCTTTATTGGTAAATACTTTCCATGCATTCAAATCAGTATAGTATCGACCTTTGTATTCACGAGATTCTACATCA